AGAATAATAACGATTATTAAAAAGAAAAGACCCGCCGATATTGGCGGGTCAATTCTTGGGGAAATATTGAGAACTTCTTTCGAAGTCGCTCGCTTTAGTTTTTGGAGACCTTCACTTTCAAGGAATACTCTTCTGCAATCCTCTCCAGCATCACTCGGTCACCGTTGGAAACCTCGGGGAACAGGACGCTCCACGTGGCTCCCTTTTCTTTTGGCAGGTATTCCGTCCCTTGGACGCCTGCGATCCATTTATTCTTTTCGATTTCATACCACTTGTACTCTCCGCCTTCTTGAATGCGGAGAACGTTGTGGAAGCCTCTCTGTGCATATCCGAGCCGCGCGTAGTTCGTGCCAGCACCCGACCGCACGTTCAGAATATCAAGATTTACAGAGATCTGGTCGACGTTGCTGTTCCGTTCGACTGCGTCAGCTGCAAACTCCGAAAATTGGACAGGCGGGTATATAAAGCCTTGAAACGTATACGCCGAACCGATGTAGTAATTTCGGCTCTTGTAATAAGTCGAACGATACCACCTCGTTCCGCCGTAATTCGAAGCGCTGCAGACAATTGAACCGTCGGAGTTTATCTTCTCAACGACCGCAACGTGTCCAGCGCCGTCGCCGCTTGCAAGCGATCCTTTGCGCCAGCATATAATCGCGCCCAGCCGAGGCTCCTGTCCTCTCTCGAAGCCGTCTTGAGTAAAGCCGTAATACTGTTCTGCGTTGTACAGACACATTCTACTCTCATACTCTTTCGCCTTCTCCAGCCCGACGGCACCCGTAAGCAACTCGAGCCAGCGCCCGTGCGCGTAGGCAACGCAATTCGGCAGGACAGAGCCGTTATTTTTATTGATTAATATACAATGGTTATAGCCGCCGAAAGTCGTTTTTATCCAGTTTTTGTCCGTATAGGACGGAGCGACTGTTCTTTCCGTGAAAGCATACATCAGCCCACTCCTTCCTCTGAATTGTCGTCTGTAGGTTCAACGTCGAGGAAATCTGTGTAGGCTTCCGAAAATGCTTTCGCAGCACCAGCGCCGCTCTTGTAGTAAGTGGCATTGGATATTCCAAGAATAGCGCCGATTAGCATGCAGATGGTCATAATCGTCTCGGGAATTTGACTAGAGTACGGTAGACCCCAAATCTGCGCCAGACGTGCATATGCAGCGCCGCAAGATGGAAGAACAACCAAAGCAAACCACTTTAGAAAATCGTAAACTTTTGAATTTTTAATCAGCATCAGATTTTCCCCTTTATCCATTCAATGTCTTTTTTCAGAGCCACAATGGACATGGACGTCTCCGAAAACAACTTCGCATATCCATTGTGCTCCTCCAACTTTTCGTCAATATGCTCCAAGCGATCATCAAGTTTCTGATCCCTCTTCGCCTGTTCGACTTGATTTTTTAAGTTGTTTTGTCGATTAATCAAGAGCTGAACGAGAATACTCGTCCCTGCTGTTATCAACGCAACAATGACCGCTTCGCTCATCGTTCGCTACCTCCGTTAAACCACTTGTTCAAGGCGGGCATATAGCACCCACTGCGAGACAACCTCGCCTGTGTGAACGTCTTTGTTATAAAGAGCCTTTCGGCCGCACTCTGTCATTCTAGTGTAGCCGTAGAATACTTCCGTCATAACGTCGTTCTCATTGATAGCACGCTCGAATGTCATTTCCTTGGTCTTCTCGGTGTTGAGCATCCACTTCTCGAATGTTGCGAGAGACATCTGTTCATAGTCCATCTGCACTTCCATCGCGGAAGGAATGTATGGAGAGTCGGAAGGATAAATGGACGTGCTGTCCAAGAATTCTTTGTTTGTTCCGTCTGCAAAGATAACTTTCATTTTTAGACTCCTATTACTCTTGTTATTGTTGCCGATGCGGATGCTGCCGAATAGTCGTTATTCACATAACATCCGATTGCCAAATAATATGTACCGCTCAAGGATGCGACATTGAATGTCCAATTGTTTGTTGTACCATCCGCTCGGAAAACTCTGTATGTGTACAAACTTGGCTCATTCCATCCCTCGTTTGTTGCCCAATAATATGGCAAGGCGGAATGGTCTTCTGCCAATTGAGTCGCACTCATCAAGGCGCATGCTGCGTATGTTCGTGGCTGTGTAGTGGACAATGTACCTGTTACTGTCAGAGTGGAGATGTTGGACACGTTCACTGGAATATATGCCACCTTGCTGTTGTAGTTTACTCCGTTCGGCAATGTCACATAGAATGCTCCCCACGTTCCTGTGGAGGAGCCTTTGTAGGACACTGTGGCATTCGGATAATATTGCGTTTGGTCTTGCCACACCACCACCGAGCCATACTTGATGGTCTTCAGCGCAGTGCCATTGTAGGATTTGGTGCCTCCACCATTGTTGAGTGTGGTGCCATTGTAAATAATTGGCATGATGCACCTCCTCACGACACCGTGATGGTCAATGTGGTGCCTGAAAGGCTGAATGAGATGGTCTGATTGTTGACCTTGCCCAAGCTAACATCACTCTTGGTGAGGCTGATGTTGCTCGACAATGCCTTGCCATTCACTGTCCGAGTCGTAGGCACCGCAGACACATCCGATGCCGACAATGAGATATTGCTCGACAGAGCCTTGCCATTGACAGTGCGTGATGTCGGCACCGCACCAATGTTAGATGGTGTAAGATTCACATTGCCTATGCGATAAGAGGACTCCTTGTCGCCTTTGACTCCTGTGACAGTGTTGACCTGTGCGCCAGTTTCAATACCACCTAATTTTGTGGACATAGTGCCAACTTGCGCCGCCAATGCATCAAAGGATTGTTTAAGAACTTTGATACTATCAAGTGTCGTATAGACCATAGACAGATTGCTGATGGATGCAGTGCTGATGGTGTATGTTGCCAAAGGCATTTGATAGATGGAGCCATTGGTGTTGATATCCTCTTGGACAAGCGCGGGCAGTGAAGCAGCTGCTTGCGTGACAAACTGGATGGTGCTGTTTGTGACATCCAATTCAATCAATAGCCGACCATTCACCGAGCCACTCGCAGGCACTGTCGCCTGAATCGTTTCTTGTTCCACTTGGAAGATGGCTCCATGGATGATTCCCCATCCGCTCGACACAATGATGTTTGTGCCATTGGATTGGATGTTGATGCCATCAACTACTCCGACATTTGAGAGGAGCAGATGCTCATACAATCGCCTGTCCGCTACCGCAGGCACCAATCCATCTGATGTGGCGCTGTTGTATGTGACCTGATAAACTTGAACCATTTTGAATCTCCTTAATCGCTCGTTAGATACGATATTGAACCTGTGTATTCGGTCTGCGCCGAATTAAACGTTCCGTAACACAACAATGTTCCAGAAGTGTTAATTGTGGCACGATAGCCATTTCCTCCACTACTGTTTAATGTCAGAGCCACCGCACCACCATACGGAATCGGCATTCCTGTGTATAGAACATTTCCATTGGTCAGTCCTGCTTTTAATTGAATCTGAAAAGTGGCATACACCACATTGCCTTGCTTAAGGAATCGAGTGCCACTGTATACATTCGTGACATTGGTGGTGTTTCTCGATGGAGTAAATGCCTCTGGCTCGCCACCACCGCCAACCAATGTATACAACTCCGTCAGCTGCGGCTGAACCTGATTCATAATCTGCTGAATGGTGCCAGTGTTGCCTTTTTGCAAGATGAGCTTCTTCGTCAGCTCCGTCCGCACAGCACCAAATGTCAGAGTCACCACATTCCCATTGATGGCTCGACCAGTGAGAATGGATGAATAGGCAATGCCATCCACATAGATGGTAGTGGCTGTGCCGATGGTCATCTCCATTGGCATGGCGATTCTGTCATCCCGATGATACGAAAGCACAATCTCGTTATCATACTTCTGCGGAGACAACACCTCCACCGCCTTGGAATAGGCTTTCGCCGTCCACTCGGCGTCTGTTTCATCCGAAGATAGTTCAAGCTGCTCCAGCTTGTAAAAAACAGGCGTAATTCTGTCAGAGTTTACGCCCGATATGCTGCCGTCCGAGTGTAGGTAATACGTCACCTCGCCGAGAACCGTTTTTACTCCATCCTCGGCTTGTATCTTTTGAATTGTTAGTTTATTCGCTGCGCCATAGGAGTCGCCGATGGTGACTTCTCTGGACAGCACGTTGTTCAAATCCGCCTCAAGCGTTTTTGCATCACTATTTGCGTAGATGTTGCATTTGATGCGCTTGTTCACCAAATCCAAATATGTATCGCAGACCACTCCATAGGTTTTCAATGCATTGCCAATCACCGAGAGGATGTTCACTGTGGCATTAAAATTGTAGCCAGTCAGCGGAAGATTCTTCGATGCAACAGTGTATGTGATATCAATTGGTCTGTTTTGCAAGGCATCGGCATTTGTGGCCAACTGCGCTCCGATGTTCGTTGCAATCCACGTGATACAGTCCGAAACGGCCGAATAATAGACGTCGATATCGAACAACGCTTGAAGAGGTCTGACCGTGATAGTAATAAGACTGTCCTCTGGCTGCACGTCGGCAACGATGCCATCCGCGACAAGTTTGTTCTCCTGCGTGATGTGCAGGAAAAAGCCTTTTTCAACCTCAATCGGGAGCGTGGTTATTTCATATGAATTGAATGTAAGAAAATCCAGTTCGATGTCTTGAGAGATATCTACCGATGTTGCCGATACGAAATCGAACTGATCGTTGAATATTTCCACTTGGTAGAAGTTAGACACGTTTTCGCACCTCCACATATCCCTGCGTCACGCTTACCGTATCGTCAAGGAAGGCGACCGTGCTTGTTCCGGCCGGCAATTCGAAAATCCGTTCCGTCGAGAAATCGGACGCACCATATAAGTCTTGAACGAATACATCGTCCAAGGTATACTCCGCGATTTCCATTGCTGCTGGATGCGTGTTGACGACCAACTTCCGACCTGCTGGAATTGTCGCAAGTATTCTTCCTTCCTTGTATAGTTTGCCACCCTTGAAAACGCGATAAAGCGGATTTACTGCCTCGCCGATGATGGACAACTTGAAATAGGATGATAATTGCCCGTTGTGAATTGTCACCGACCCCGATCCCGTGTCGCCGTATGTATATTCATAACCGTAGGCGTATTTCTTGTCCGAGTCTAAAACTTCGCCCGAAGACGTATAGACTTGAACGCTCTCATACCAGTACGACCGCGCGATGAAAGAAACGGGACAAATCAGCCTGTCGTGATCTGGTTTTATTTCTGACTTTTCAACCTGCACGACGCAATCCAGATATCGCCACGTTCCTATCGGCATATACGCGAGAACGGTATTCCCGACTTGGATAAAATCGAGGAATTGCTGGTATGCCTCATAATTGGCAAAGATGATTTCGCCCGTCGGCTCTGGCGCTTCCACGACTTCCTTGATGGTGACGAAAGCATTCCCGACGGCGAAATTTTCGACATTTGGCGCCCAGCCGAGACCATCGGGATCGTGAAGCCAAGCATAGCCGTATTGATTGAGGCGAAATTCCTCTCCGTTGCCGTTTATCAACTTAAATCTTCTCTCACTCATATACAGCCCCCAGTTGTCTATTAATCCTGCGTGCAAGCGCTGCGCCGTTTTCGCCCTCGCGTTGGTAGATGTTGAACGTCGAACCCGCGCGATACGTTCCGCCCATCACGGCGGCATTCATTCCCATTAAATCGGATGTCACGTGACCCCACGCCTTGTCGACCATTTTGATATTATCGTCTATTCCTCCCGCGAGACCAGCCATCAGCATCTTGCCCATGTAGGCAGTCTCTTTAGACGGAGATGCGATGCCGAAGACTCCCTTGACTGCTCCGAGGATTTGTTTACCAGCGTTGACCACCGCGCTGATGACCGAGCCGATGGCATTGGCAATTCCTTGAACTAGACCCATCATCAAGTCTCGTCCTGCGGATGCCATCTGCCCTGCGAAGCCTTTGATTGCGCTCCAAATGTTCCGACCGATGTTCTTTGCAGAATTTATCACCTGTCCCGCCATCGAGAGAATGCCTGCAATCAACTGTGCGATGATCTGGATGGCTGCGCTCATAATTTGAGGCAAGTTCGAAATCAACCCTCTGACGATGGAAGAAATAATTGTTGGAACATATCCAATCAGCCGAGGCAGCGCGTTGGCCAGACCCGTGACGAGACTGACGATAATTTGAATGGCCGCGTCGATGATTTGAGGAAGATTTGCTAACAGAGTGTCTGAAATTGTTAGCAACGCATCCGTTGCTACTGGAATAAGAAGCGGCAGCGCACCGACCAACGCTTCCAGAACGCCATTGAACACCTGTGTCGCGGCCGAAATTAATTCGGGCAGCATTGCTGTGACCGCAGGAATAAGAGCATTCACTACTTCTGGAATATAAGCCACAATCTGCATCAATACGGGCTTGATATTATTCACCACATACTCGAAGGACGTCACGATGTTCGCCATCGCCTCGTCGACCCCTTGACCGCTTCCGCCAAGAGCGCTCCACAAGTCTTGAATAGACGCTTTCAGCATATTTGTCGAGCCTTGAATAGTGGTCATCGCCTCATTTGCCGTTGTGTCCATTATTCCCATGTTCGCTTGGACAACTGCGATCGCGTTTATCATATTTTCAAAAGACATCGATGTCGCGTCGACGGAGACACCGACCTTCTCTTGAGCATCTGACATCTGCGAGGCATCTTTGATGAGCCGTTCCATTTCGGCTTTCGTCCCGCCGTATCCAAGGCGCAAATTGTCCAGCATGGAGTAATTTTGTTTCGCGAAACCTTGGAACGCCGATTGAACAGATGAGAAGTCGCTGCCGTAGGTATTTACGTTGTCCGCCATTGCCTTCATCGCTCTGTCGGCCGTCGTGGCAGCGCCTACAGCGTCACCGCCCATTGTTTGCATTAATGACGCGGAAAAGCCCGTAATCGTCTCCAGATATTCATTCGCTGAAACGCCGACTTGCGAGAACGCTTGTCTGGCGTTGGATACCACGACCTGTGACGCTTCCGCGCCAAAAATCTTTTTCACGCCGCCTTCTAATTGCTCGAACTCACCGTACGCACCGACGACCTCTTTCCCGATTTTCACGGCAATTCCTGCCGCTGCCGTGGCGATGGCTGCTGTGGCGACACCGACAGTCTTTGCTACGCTTGCAAGGCCACTCAAAGCGCCCTTCCAAGAGTTTGACGCGGATTTTGCTTCTTCCATCTGCGCTGTCGTCTCATTGATTGCCGCGTTGTTGTTCCGTAACTGCGTTTCAAGGTCATTGACCTTTTTCGCTTGCTGGTTATACGCGTCCGCCGCTTTTAATGCTTCCGCGGAGCCTTCTCCGTTTTCTTCTTTCGCCTTCTGGAGAGCAACCGCCAGTTCATCGAGAGCAGCCTGCTGTTTCTTGTACTCGTTGGCGATAACGGTTCCTTTCGCCTTCTGCGCTTCCAAGATATTGGACAACTCCCGCATGGACGCTTTCGCCTTCTTACTGGCGGAGTCGTTGCTGTCGAACGCTGTATTCAATTCTTTCAGTCCAGCCGCTGCAGCCTTGCACGCGGAATCCGCCGCCTTCAGTTCGTTCTGGAACGACTTTCCACCTTCAACGGCTAGATTTACACTTACCGACCCGCTCGCCATTGTTTCTCCCTTCTGTTTTCTTCCCGTAGTTCTTTACTCGTTTTCCGTATCCGTTGCCGCGCTCCGTTGATTATCAGCTGACACGCAACAAGATCCAGAATTTCGCCCTGCGTAGATGTCAAGACGACCTCATACGGAAGGCGCACGGAAAGTCCTTGAAAAAGAAGCCACGCGACCGTTATTCTGACCGCGTGGCCTCTGCGTTTTTTTCTGGAATAATCTCAACGGTCTGTTTTCTGCTTTCCGTTATCGTTTCCTTCACCGCTTCCATCATTCGGCGGAGATCTGAAATTTCCATACATTGTTTGAACTCTTCAAATGACGGGAAATAGGTCTCCTCCATCTTCTCGCCGAGCATACGCTGACGGATGATTTCACGATTTCGACCTGCCTTCATAAAGGAATAAATAAATCGGATTCCTTCTTGCAACTGAACCATCGAGTCGCCGCTTTCCAACGGTTCCGTCAATCGGTTAAGATCACCGCCGACGTTTTCCGTTAGTTCTTGCAGCGCTTCCACGGTACAGACCAACGGATATTCCTTGTCGAACAACTTGAACGACGCTCCCATATCTTTCCCCTCTCTTATGCAATGTTGAAGAACGCCTTGATAATGTTTTCCGCTTCTGCTTCGGTCTCGCAAGGCGTTTCGGGCTGCAGCAACCAGTCAGCGGAATCCGTATCATCGCGATAGAACGTTCCGTCCAAAGTCTGGGTCTGCCAGTCGATGTCTTCTTCTTGTGTATGTGCAGTTCTTCCGCCTACAGCGAATTTCACTTTCGGCAGGATAATCGGCCAGAAGCCGACGACGCCTTCCATTTGTGTTCTCTCAATGTAGCCCACACCAACGAACGGCGGCTCCGCGCCCTGCATTCCAAGTAATTCCACGGTCTCTTGGCCAACGGTAACAGTACGAGACGCTTCACCAAGACCGTAGATTAATTTCTTCGCCGCAGTTTCCAGTCCGTCGATTTCAGCTGTCAACGTTCCGCTTAAGAAACGTCCGCCGACAATCTCGGCTTCTCTGTTATCAGCGTAGAAGATATTGTTGTCAGAGTTTTCCGTCTCATAACTCATTTCGACCCCACGGCCGAGTTTCATTCCGTTGGAATAAGTGACCTCGCCGTTGGAGAAATTGTATTTCGCTACATACGGAAAACTTAAACCAGTTCCAACCATTCTCAATCTCCTATATATTGTTCAATTTTCTGTTCCATCTTCTCGACAGCCATCGCCATCGCCCTGTCTTTGCTCATTCTGACGGCGTCGCTGAAGAAATGAGTTTTGTCACGGCCTGCTTGATCGGACCGCCCGCTTTCAAGAACGGCCGCAATGATCCCGTTCGGAACCTGCCGTCCCTTTTCGTCCGTATGGTATCCAAGGAAGCCGATTTTCGTCTGGACGCCGCCTTTTTTGTACTGAAAGTCGTATACCGTCAGTCCCTTCGCGACTTTGCCCGTCGGGTTCTTTATGCGCGCTTCAAGCGTATCGTGAACCGTGTCGGCAATTTCCCCCGCCATCACATAAAGCGCAGGAGAGGCAATTTTCTGCCAGCGGAGCCGCCCGATTTTGGCTTGAACGCTATACAGCCCAGTCAAGTCAATTCGCTTCATTAATAACCTCCCAGAGCCATTCGTAATGATAGAAGCCCGTGTCGGGTTCGAATTGAATTGTATTCAACCGCCAAGCGATGAAGCCGTCTTCGTTGAAAGCCTTCTCCAATTCTCCAGCCCACGGGTCGAACTCCGTTTTTGTGAAAAAATCGGTCGAGCCAGACACAGCCCGTTCCGAGTGACGGCTGTTCGCCTCAAAGTCATTCGCGCCGTCTTCCATCCAGACGAAATATCTGTCCGATTTCATCGCTTCACCGTGCGTGACGTTATCCGTCACTTTTCTGTGCGCCGCGATTATTCTTTCGTACCACATACTTCATACCTCTGTTCAATCTTCGACAGCGATAGGTCAAGACATTTCGGGTATACGTCAATGACCTGCACCTGCTGCACGCTGTATTGTTCACAGTCTGGAAGAACAACGACGTCTTGATTGGTTATTCCCTGCCGATACGGAACCCGCAGCACCTTCTCGATTTCTATCTGATTTTGTAGCGCGGAGTAATATCGCGAGAAACCGACGACTCTTTCCTCATAGCGAAGCCGATGCTTCACCGTCAAGCCGATTTTCGGCTGGTAGCCCGTCTCCGCGATATTCTCCACATTACAGACAGACAGAACACCATCGTTGAAGTTCTGCGTTATCTTATTGTTCGGACGCGTTGGCGCTTTCCACATAATCGTTCACCGCTTTCTCATTCTGCATTCCGAGAAGAAGCGCTTGATAGTTATTCTCGAATACGTCAAGCGCGCTGTCCCTCATATATCGGACGTAATCGAACAACAGAGTTCGAGGCAGGCCATCAGAAAGATAGTCCGCCTCGGCTCCGTATTTTCCGTTCAGATAATTCACTCCAGACGCGATAATATTGGCAATTTTCTTGTCTGTATCATCGTCGTCCCAAGTGATGTCCAGATAATTCTTAATATCGGCAAGGAGTTCAACAGAAACTCTCTTGCTCATTTATCACTCCGTCTGTTCTTTGGTCTTTACGGTATTTACAACTTCGACCTGCAGCACCGCGGGCTTCAAGTCCTTGATGTTCAGCACGACGAAAGCGTTGTTGTCCTTCGGCATACCGTAGGCATAGGTCTTGATGAGGTAGACTCTCTTGTCCTCGAGGAACCGATAATGATCGGAATACTCGATACGGCCACCTTCATCGATACCAGCCAGAGCCAGATATTGAGACGGAAGACCCAAAATCGCCTCATTCTCATCAACTGCAGAAGACTGAATGACATCAATCGGGAAGGGCAGTACATCGGAACGGTATGTTCCGTCAGAAGAGCGAATTGTAGTCGCAGGGAATACCTTGGTCAGATAGTCCACGGGATTGACTAACAGGATCGCGCCAGTCACTGGACGGCTCTTGCCTGCAGGAGTAACCGCCATAGTAGCGAGAATGTTACCGAGGGAGACGGGGTCGAGACTTGTAATTGCCACGGGTTCTTTCTCGGGATAAACGCCGTCGGTCACGACAACGCCTTCACCGACTTGACGGTTCATGCCGATCGGAGAGGTCTTGCCTGTGCCCTTGACAATGCCTGCTTCCAGTCCGTTTGCGAGAGCCTCATACAGAGTGTCGCGAACGAAACGGTCGAGCCATTCGGGACCGAGTTCCAAGGCTGCCTTGCATACAGGAATGAAAGCGGACAGCTTGAACAATGTTCCGTCCACTACTTGGAAGCCAGCGACCAATTCCTTGACGATTTCGTCGCACAGTTCGCCCCATTGAGCGGCTTGGTCGGGATTGGTGTTAAAGATGGCCTTGTAGGCTGCTCCGCTGTACAGGAAGTCGATACGGCTCAACAACGGATGATTGGTTCTCAAGTTATCGAAAACGCTTTCCACAACGGTCTCGGGAAGAACGATGTTGAGGTTCTCCACGGCTTGACGCGGATTGGTGGAAGAGATGGCCTCACCGAATTTCTGGTAGAAGTCTTTCTCTGCGGATGTCAGCTGACGTGCGCCTCTGGATGCGAGGACGGCGTTGTCATTGACTGCTTTTGCTTCTTCCATGTAATCGGCCTTCAAGCCTTCCTCGATGGAAGAAAGCATAGTGTCGAAAGCGGCGGCGAAAGCCTCGCTGTCGTTGTTGACGATTGCCTGCTGGAGTTCAGCACGGATTTCGTCGCGATTTCTGATGTCGTTAGATTTCATCATTTTCTCCTTCATAAAACTTTTGTGAATAATTGCATCAAATTGCTTTTCTTTTCTTCGGCAACTTCTTCGGCGGGTTCTTCAGCGGGTTCTTGCTCCGCTTCCGCCTCTGGTTCCTCTTCTATTTCCCCTTCGGTCAATCCCTTGAGCGTTGACAAGAGTGTCTTCTGGAAAGCAATTCTTTCTTGGATGCTTTCTTCTGTTCTCTGGACAACTTCTTCATCAGTCTTGACCGTTTCTCCAATCCTGTCGCATAGGCCGAACGCCAGACAGTCCTCCGCCGTGAGCCACGTCTCCGAGTTCATCATTTCTGCAAGGAAGGCTTCGTCCAACTTGTCGCCAGCCTTCTCGAGATACGCCTGCCGCCCTGCATTGTTGATAATGTCAAGGTCGTCGGCAGCCTTGCGAAGTTCTGCCGCGTTTCCGATTGCTACCGTCCACATATTGTGAACCATCATCATCGCGTTTCTCGGCATAACGATTTCGTCACCAGCCATTGCAATGACAGAAGCGATTGAACACGCGAAGCCGTCAATATATACGGTCTTGTGCGCTTGGTGTCTTTTCAGCTGGTTATATATCGCCGTTCCCTCGAATACGGAGCCACCGTACGAATTGATATAGACGTTGATCTGTTTCGCGTCCTTGTTCTCTTCCAAGACTTCCTTGAAATGGTTTGCCGAGTTCTCGGACTCCTCATACTCGAAAGTGTTGTAATTGAACTTCTCCGCTTCCACGTCACCGTAGATGTAAACGTCCAATTGTCCGTCGGTCTGCTGCTTGAGTTCCCACATAGGTCTGTAACCCATCATTCCTCCTTTCCAGCGTCCCGCACCTGCGTCGACATCGTTCCGATGTTCAACGTCATATAGTGACGATTCGCCCAGTCTTCGTCTATCTCAACCTCGCCCGCAGCTCTGCGGACGTCGTTGATGGTATATGCGCCGCTTCCTACCAACTTTTCGATGTCGGCGGCTTGACTGAATATGTCGAAATGGATAATAGCGGAACTGTCTACCCGCAGGAAGTTCCCTTTGACCCATTCGTCATATCCGTATCTCTTTCGGATGATTTCTTCTTGCAACTGGTCACAAATAGGATCTATGACACCCGTCAAGAAGCGGGTATATGCGTCCTTCGTGCTTTCCACTTTCCCGTTGACAAGAACAATCGGGATGCCGAATGCGCGCGCCGTGAAATTGAAGATGTCCTCAATCATTTCTCGGACGTCCTCGCTGGATGCCTTTGCCGTTGAACGGGAAGTTCCAATGTCTTCGTATAGATATCCGTCAAACTCTGGCAAGATGCCATTCGTACTCTCGAAAAACGGTTTAACCTGCTTCTCGAGCATCGCTTGAAAATTATCCCGCCAGTCTGGGTCACCCTGCGCCAGCGCTGACACGTGAACCTTCCAATGCTGGCCATTCCCGAAGGAAAAAGCAGTCATTGCAGCGTTTAATAATCTTCCGTATGCGTTGGAACACATATCCAAGACACGCTTGATGTCACCGTTGTTCAGTTTCAGCCGAATAACGTCGCTTTCGTTGTAGTTATGAATTTCGCCTCCAATGCTGACGTTCCGATATTTGGTCTGTCTTGTGGCGCTCTCCACAACTTCGTCCCACTCATCAGCCACAACGAGCGCGTCGCTGCCGTTTCTCTTTCGTACGCTGACAGCCAGAGCATCATTGTCCTCATATAACTTGCAAATCAACTTGTGAAGAAAACGGGTTGAGTTTTCATTGACGTTCGGTTCAACGTTCCAAAGATAATACTCCCGTTCCTTGACCTCTTTGAATTCGCGATACGTGCGAAACTCGCATCGGCCGATTGCATTCGCGACCATGTTCAAGCAAACGTAGAAGCACAACTCTCGAATTGCCAATTCTTTAGACGCGTTCCACATATCGCAGCACGCGATTTCGACCGCTTCTACCTTGCCACTTTTCGGTCTTAAAAAATCCCAAAACTTGACAGCCATTTTTCCTCCTAAAATAAATAAGCCCCGAACTCTGGTAATTGAGCGCCGCGGCCATTCCCCAAGGCTGGCTCCACCACCATTGAAGCGACTAGAGCCATGAACGGGTCTGTCTTTCTGCTCAACGCTTCAATCTTTGCGTATATAAAGTTCCCGACGTCCATTCCAACCTTGCGAGAGGAGCGGACGCGTTT